GGAGCTCTCTGAGTGGTTGGTATTGTGGCAATTATTTTATTTAAATTCTTAGAATTTCTACATGGAATGTTTACAGTATTATTATTACTAACTAAAGCTGTTGAAGCCCTGTTATACTCATCCATGTATACTATACCTAATTCATAACCTCTATTACTGTGCAAGCTTTGCAAGTCAGCAGTGTCTTGTAATGTAGCGGTTATAGATGTGAAAGTATTATAGGATACAATTAAATTGGAAGTTCCTGGTGTTGTTTGAATATATTGAGCTACAGGAAATATTAGCTGTATTTCAGTTCCGTTTAATACTGAAGTAATTGGTTCGCCTTTATTTGTAGGTGGAGGAACTACGTTTGTGCTTGATGTTAATCCTGTTTGATTTAAAGCATAACTAAATCCTCCGCCTGATAAAGTTGGTGATAAAGAAAAATTAAACGCATCTGTTAAAGTTGTACCTAAACCATTTTGAGCATCTGCTACAGTCTGAATATCAGAACTTATTAATCCCATTTTAGATTGAAAATCTGAGCTATTATATAAATCTGATACTGTAGCGTAATTATCAACTAAAACATACTGAAAATTGATTAAGGTTTCCCCTTGAAGTTGTGTTGGAGTATCTGCTCCATTGTAAGATAAATGTTGATAGGTAAAAGAAAGATTTAAACTTGCACCTTTAGTTAACCTGCTTTCATACCCACCTAAATTAAAAGTAAAACCAGAAGTAGTAATATTTTGTGTATAGCTAAAAGCTGTATAATTATATGCTAATGTATTAGAAGAATTCAAATCAACTCCAGTAGCAGATTCAGTGTCTAAAGCAACTGTGTATTGTAGGTTTAGCGGTTGATTATTTTTATCAATTAAATTATATCCCTCTGTATAATTACCATAAATTAATCTATTACCCATAAGAGTTTGAGCTTTCGCTAATCTTGGAACATTATCATATAATCTTAATATTTCTGACTCTGGTAATACAGTAAAAATCTTACTATTGGTAAAAACATAAGTTGCATCAGAGTTGTGTGGCCCTAATGGTGATTTTTCAATTCTTTCAATAATTTTTATAGTTGGATCGTTAGCTTCTTTAAACAATAAATCTATACCAACCACTAACGAGCTTCCTGTGTTGTATGTAATTTGTACTGCATTTTTGGAATTAACCATTCCCTCGTTTAGAAAACTATTTGGAGAAAATTCAAAAATACTCGGTTGAAAAGCTGGTTCACTAAATTGTGAAACAGCTGAGTATTCTCCATTTGAATATTTATATCTGTATGCAAAACAAATAAAATTATCTTCTAAAAAAGAATCTTGTAAAGGTGTGCTTAATAAATTTAATGATGGTGCAGTCAGAGGAGGTTTTTTTATTACTAACAACTCTTCATCACTAAACTGATCTATATTATTAAATGGAACTGAGTAGTTAAAATCTATATTAACAACTCTTGGAGCATTTAAATTATCAGTAAAAAAAAGTAAGTTATCTATTTTGTTTACTGCAGTAATTAAAAAATTAGGATTAAAATTTAAAGTTGTACTAGTATTATTTCCTGAGTTAATACTTATAATATGGTACAATATTGCTCCAGTAATTACATTATAAGAAACAATTAAATCTAACTTACCTGTTGCGCCTACAGTAAAAGCAGGATCATGAACAAACCAATATATGGTTTCATTTGCACCATCCTCAAATGCTCCTATACACCTTGCTTGAGAGCTCAGTTTTGTTCCATCAGTATATTGAAGAGAAGTTACTTGAGTATTTCCTTTAGCATTTTCAACAGCACCTATCTCTGATTCTTCAGTAGAACCAAGTCTTACATTCAAAGCATCTATATACTCTCCGTTAGGAACAAGCCTTTCATCAAGGCTTTTGTTCATACGGCCTGCTACAAAATTTCTTTGAATGTTTGCCATTTTATTTTATCCACTTATTTTCACCCCTCATATTCATAAGCAATCTGCTAGGGTGAATATTACTTAATCTTATTTTAGCATTTCTTAGTAGAGCTTGTTTATCTCTTTTAGCTCTATTTACAATGTATTCTTGTACACCAAATTTACTATTTAATATTGCGTATTTAACATAAGCATATATATATTCTTCAAATAATTTATTAACCTGTATTTCAGTATTATCACCACCTTCCATACCATCAGATATATATTGTAAAACACACTGTTGATTTGCCATTGTGGAATCAAAGTTTATAACACCAGCTTTTTTATCTATGGTAAAAGTAGGATTAAAATTAGCTGTTTCTGTATTTAAACCATATCTAGCTCCGATTCTTGTGTTATATATATCGTCTTCACAATTTACACATCCAGGATTTACAGCTTCCTCTCTAACGTCATTTAAATATATACTTTTTAATGCTCCGTCTTTTCTTGCACTGTCTAAGTTTGACTCTATTGTAGATACGTTATTGTTTCCATCATACCCAAATACAGCAGTCGAATTTTGAAGATATTGAAGAGATGATTGTACTTGTATATTTTCTGTTAGCTCTCTTAAAACATTATCTTTGAATAAATAGAGCTTTACCCAATTGACATAATCAGAAGGTAAAACATATCTTAAATCATCATAAACAGTTAACTCTAAAGCTTTAATTTCTTTAAAAGCATCATAGTTTAATTCTTGTATTGCTCTTTTTGTATGAAATAAAATTTTATATCTGTTTTCGTTGTTTACTAGTGAATGGTTTCCTTCATACATCAATTCAAAATTTGTCATTAAATCATCTAAACTTATGTATTGATAAGAACCCCAGTTAGTATCCGTAGGATTAACTCCGTTATTTGTGTAATATTCCCTTTGATTTATATAAGTCATAATTATTATTAATTTTCTTTTTGCTCTTCAATTGAACCAAACTGATATACGTCAGCCTCTCGTATGGATATGCCGGCATATTGTAATATTCTTACCACTAAATTATTGGTGTCATCAACTGGTAATTCAAAATCTTGGTAATCACTTTGCGTTTGATCAAATAAAGGTTCTCCGTTATAAAGAGTAACGTATGTCCATTTAGGGTCTAAAGGATACCTTATATAAGTAGCCTGAACATCTAATGCTCCATTTATACTAGATGGGTATACTGTAACTGAATCTGATTTTTGTGTGTAAGCTGGATATTGTAAAGATGGAGAAGTTAAAAGAGATTTGTTTAGTAAATCAATTTTACTCAAACTAACTTTTTCTGCTTCACCTTGTAATACACCTCCTTGATAACATAAAATTTTATTTATTAAATAATAATCATCACCAGTAGTTGATTGAGAAGGTAAATAATAAATATTACCAGCATTTTGTGTTAATGTTTTAGTTTCTGCAAATGTATCTATTACCTCTTCATACCCTAATTTAATATCAGCATATCCTGTACCTGACACTCTAGCATTTTCTTCATTTATTTGTTGATTATATTGTATAAAATATTCATCAAAAATATCCAATTGAGCTTGTTTGGCAAATAAGTTAAAATCACTAGGAGATATATATCCATAGTTATTCTTATTTATTATTGCAAGCACAGTATTTCTAACTGAATTTATCATTTGAAAATCTTTTTACAAAGATACATAAAATAAAAAAGCACCTAGGATTTAGGTGCTTTCTCGCTGTCGATAGTAAAGGAAGGATTAAATTGTTCCTATAGCGATACTAGTAAATACTAGTCCACCATCTTTCGATACTGGTACTGCTGCATTTGTCCAAGAAGTTTCTGCTGCTGTTACAAGAGCTGCATTTACATTCTCACCAAATCCTGAAGTTAATCCAGTTCCAGTAACCGTTAATTTGTGTGTTCCATTAGTAAGATAAATTTCTCCAGCAGTAGAGCTTGCAGTCTCTACGTAAAGAATTGAATCTGTGTTAATGTGAACATTACCGTCACTTGCTGTATCTAGTGTTATATATTTTGCCATGTTAAAAAATTTATGGGTTAAACAAAAAACAAAGTTACGAATTTTTAACTAACGTTTTTAGGTGCTTATACATATCAAGCCCATCATCGCTTTGGAAAAATGAAGCTATAATATATAATGGATCTTCTCCATACGGTATATTACACATCTTCTTTTTATTAGACGGTGTATTGTACCACACTTCTTTTTTTTGGTTTCTTAACTGCAATAAGTTTTTGTCTAACATATTTTGTATAGTAGCATTTAACTTAAGCATAGGGTCTTTTAACATTAATAAAAAACCTTTAGGATCTTGTTTAGCAAATATTAAAATATCTCTTTTTAGCTCTGCTGTTGACATTCTTGTAACATCCTGCTGAAACAATACTCTACCTATGGTTTCAACTTGTTCAATATCAAGTTGTCTTGCTTCTATTAATGCGTCTACTTCAGCATTAAGATTATCTACCACGTCTTGCGCTTCTTTCTTTTTGTTTATTTCAACAAAAATACTACCATTAGCTGGATGAAGTGCTAAAAACTTTTGTAATATTTGATTATTCTTTGGAACATATAAAAACCCATCTTCAAAAACAATAGGTTCTAATATTGCATTGTCATCTTGCTCATCTTGAAAAGGTGAGTTTTGATTTCTTGCATATCTCAGGGGTCTATTTACACCTGTCTCTTCATCAAAATATAGCAGAGGCACACGGTTAGTGTGTCTTGATGCTAATATTAAAGATAAAGGAGCTACCTCTCTGGTAAGCTTATAAGTTTTATCAACAAACTTTGGGGATGTTTTTGCGGGTTTTACTTTTAAACCACCCGACTTTTTTTCGGTTGTCTTTTCTTTATTCATTTGATTTAATTTAATTTAAATTTAAAAAAGGGGCACATTACTGTACCCCTTTGAATTAATTACTACTGCTTAAATAAGAAGAAGTTGTTTGCACCTAGAGTACATACTGCTCTTTCACTTAAGAAGTTAACTTGCATGTTATCGATATCAGATGTAGCAGCACCACCAGCAGAACCAGTGATCCAAGTCTTATATCTTCTGTCTTCAGTTTCTGAAGCTCTATATCTTACATGTAAGAAAGGTCTCTTAGCGTTCTTACCAAGAATTTGGTCGTAAACGCTAGTTGAACCAGCTGGTACTAATAAACCATTGATTTTACCAGAACCAGTATTTGTTGGTAAACCACCTCTCATTGTAGGGTCGTTTAGGTATTTCCAATCTGTTTTGTAGAAGTCGTAACCTCTTCTGAATCCAGAGAATCCTAAGTTTAATGCCATCTCTTCGTCATTGTCAAATAGACCGTATGAAGTACCACCAGCACCGTAAGAGTTCTGAGCAGCTAACATATCGTCAATGTCAAATGCGAATTGTCTGTCAACGAATAATACGTTTTCTTCAATAGCACCTTGCTTATCTAATCTACTAATAATAGAATCAAAGTCAGCTAAAGTAGTAGGGTTACCACCACTCCAAATGTTTCCTCTGTTTTCTACTGCATAGAAAATACCATCAGAACCAGCACCTGGGTTTGCAGCACCACCTGCGCTACCTAAGATAGCTGCAGCACCAGAGTTTTGCTCTGCTGGTACAGCTTCAATCATTGCTGTTTCTAAATAATCGTCAAATCTAAGTCTTGTTTCATGCTCAGATTTTAAGTACCATAAATATCCTGTAGCTCCATCTTCAGTAGTTACTTCTACCCATCCGATTTGTGCCATATCAGAACCGTTTACTGTATATGTATCTTTAATAATGATTGGCTTGTTATCGAAAATGAAGTCATTTGCTTCTAACGAACCTACCATACCTGCTGTTCCTTTTTTAAATTCAGAACCGTAAATGAATACAGTAACATCTGCGTTACCTACTCCAGTACCTGCAGTTACTAAACCACCTGCTTCGTAGAAGTCAGCTGTGAATTGTCCTGCACCACCAGCAGCATTGTTAACTGCACTTACAACCGCTTTGTTCATACCTGAACCATCATTTTGAACAACCACAATAGTTTGTCCTACTCTGATTACTTGCTCAGCATTTGCTGGGTCTAGTGCATCATTAACTTGGAATGTTGCTTGATCTGCATTTAATATTGCTGCAGTACCTACTTGTGTATACTTTGTGTGTAACCTACCTTGCTCAGCCCATTTAATAAGGTCTGAATTTGTAGGCATCTCCGCTCCTACCATTCTTAAGAATGAAGAAATCGTTCTGTTACCATATCTCTCAAATTCTTTTTCGTAAGTATCAGGTAGATACTGGTTTAAGAAATCGAAGTTGACAATATAGTTTTGAGCTGTTGGAGTTCTTTCTGAACTCGG